TGCCCTCGCGATATTATGTAAGCAATAGATCCACGAGGAACACCACAAATAGCTGCAATATTATCCAACGTGATACCACGGTCTCTTAGAACAAATGCTTTGTTGCACAACTCTGGTGTGATCGGGCTGCTGGTCTCTTCCTCTGGCTCTAGGTTGGGGATAGGGTCGCCCTCGGCGTCCATCAGGGTACCGTTTGGGTAGGCCATCCATCCTCGTTTGATCGCGAACCGCACAAGGTGTTTCGCTTCACGGAGCACTTGGTTCTGGCTGATGCTGTATTGTGTGGTCATTGGTATTTAGAAACTGGGAGATGGGTCGGAGAAGCGGCAGTATTGGCCGTCGTACCAAAGGGGCACTAGGCCGCACTCACCGTCTCGTTGTTTGGCGATAGCAATCACAGCTTCGCCCTGGGGCTGGTTGCGCTCCCTGTTGAGCAATAGGACTAGATCAGCGTCCCTCTCAATCTGCCCAGAGTCCGCTAGGTCAGTCAGGCGAGGCACCCGGCCTTTGTCTTTCTCGTTCTCTCGATTGAGCTGTGCTAATGCGACCACGGCTGTCTTCGTATCGGAGGCCACGCCCTTGAGCCTGCCAGATACTTCTGCGATCTCGTAGGTCTTTTTCTCTGCGGCTTTGGATCCATGGATCTTCTGGAGGTAATCCACCAGGACCAGCTTCACGCCCCATTTGCGTACAGCCCTGCGGATCACCGCGGTGATAGTGGCAATGTTGGACACACCGGATCCTGAGATGAAATGAATCGGGCTGCCTGCGATCTTGGCCGAGGCTGTGGACATGGCCTTCATGCCTCCCTGATCGAGCTGGCCGGTCTTGATGTCCTGCATGGGTATGCTGCCAACAGATGAGACCATCCGGCGCACGATGGACTCGTCGGACATCTCCAGGCTGATAAACAGGGTCGGGATCCTTGAGTCGATGCTGGCTGCCTTGGCAATGGCAATGGCAATGGCTGTCTTACCGATGCTTGGCCTGGCCGCAATGATGGCCAGCTCGCCGAACTGAAAACCATCGGTCATTTGGTCGAGCCTGTGGAAGCCCGAGGTGATACCAGAAAGCTGGCCCTGCCTTGAGAATCGTTCCTGGGTCGAGTCAATGAAACGACTGACAACCGACTTGGACGATTGGACTTCCTCCTTGGATGCCTCAACCGTGAGCCCTGCTTCGGCATTAGAGACGATTTGATCGACGGATAGGGTGGATACAGCGGATTCACGAATCAGACGGTCTCCAGCGGTTCTGAGCTGGCGTCTGTGGTGGGCCTCTAGGACGGCCTGAGCGAATGCCGGGTAGTTCGCTGGGCTTGGGCATAGCTCGTCGGCCTTGTTCAGAGCCTCGAAAGGCACTGGGGTCTGGCCCATGGAGCGCTTCCACTCTTTGACCACGGTGGCCATGTTGACCGGATCGCTCTTGGCAACGAGGCCCTTGGTCACCTCGTAGATCTGCCTCAGGCTGTCGTTCTGGATGGCATCGGTAGGGATCTTGGCGAACACCTCGTGACAGACATCCGATCCACCGGACAGGCAGGCGCCGATGAGGCCGAACTCGTCGTCCTGGGCGAAATAGGGGTCGCTCATTGGTAGTCGGCGATGTTGGTGGAGAAGGTGCCGGCTTGGGGCGATCCAGAAGTTAGAAGCGCTTTAGATGCGAAAATGCCTTGGTAATTATTTGCCATGGAATAATTCACCGCATCCGGGAATGTCTGTGCGTTAAACTCTTTGGCCCAAGCGTTAAGGGCAGCCGAAAGGCCGATTCGTTTGTATCCCTGCTTCCTCTCGGCCTTGTAGGCCAGCCAGGTCTCGACGGCAAAAAGGCATTCGTTGGTCTGAAGCTTCTCGGGTAGAGTTAGGCCGAACTTTAGACCCCACAGAGGTTTCACCGAAACCTCGTCGACGACAGTCTCTGAAACCTCTCCCTGTTCCTCTTCCCTGTTCCCTGTTCCAAGGCAATCTTTCTCGAATACTCGCGAATCCTCTCGAACATCGTCGAATGACGGGAGCTTAGAGGCTGAAGGTTTGTCGATTTTCTGGTGATTTTGCCATTTTGGGATGTCCAAGTAGGATTCACCGTCGACCTGATAGAGCCTGATGCAGCCTTGCTTCTCAAGTTCTGAGATCCACACAGGAAGACGCTTGAAAGCATCCTCGTCGTAAGGGAAAAGACGGCTCGCGAGGAGTCGCGAGGATGCGCGAGCCCTCCCGACATCGTCGCAGCATGAAAAGAGACCTATGAAAAGCAGTCGAGCCTCTCTTGAAACTCTACCTAGACTTTCGGACTCCCAAAACTCGGGCTTGATTGATCGAATTCTCATTGATGTGCCTTTGCAGCAAGATGTGAGTTCCTGTTCTCAATCGCCTTCGCTTTTGCTTGCTGAAGCATTTGGCAAACCATATCCACGTTGTGGATGGCTAATAATACCAAGCTATCATCTCCCCAAGGATCGGGCTGGTAGATGCAGACGTAGCCAACATCTGATGCGTACACTTCGGTGTCGTTCTGACTTTGGATTTCAAGTTTCATGTCTTAAACGGAAAACCCCACCCAGACCGTGGTGAGAACTCGCGCAGAACCAACGCGACGTAACACGGAAAGGGTGGGGAAAATTGGGTTGAACATGGGTTCTGGTTGTGGTGTCGGCGCTCACTTCTCACGGCTAACGTCGACGGGCTGCTCCCTATCTGCTGTTCTGGTCGTTGTCCAGCCCTCAGTAGGCCGGAATCAGAATATCCGCTACCTGCTGGGTTAACTGCACGTCCCTCAGGCAGTAGTCGATGGCTGCCTGGCGGTCGGTATTCCACAGCAGCGCGAAGTCGGCGCCGTTGCCTGCCTTCTCCCCGAGGCCTAGGTGCCTGCTGATGGCTCCGAGGCTGCCATGGGCTCTGGAGTCCCCGAGCTGCCACACCTCGCGCAGGTCGATCACCAGATCGTTCCAGTAGCGTCCCTGCCGCAGCCAGTAGGGAGGAAGGATGCGGTGCTTCCAGGAGCGCTTGATGAGGAATGGTAGATCGAAGGCCTTAATGTTGAATCCGACGAGTTTAGGCTGCCGCTCGTAGTAGTTTAACAGCTCCCACCATTCCCGGAGCATGGCGGCCTCGTTGCCGTCGTTCTTCAGCACCGCGCTCACCTGGTGCTCGATGCGGTATCCGATGCACAGGATCTGCCCCGAGAGAGCGTCCAAGGCTGCGTTCTTGATGAAGTCCGCGGTGTGGTTCTCCTCGGCCTTCTGAATGCGCTCGGCGATTAGGTCAGGGTTCTTGACGTTGCCCAGCTTCACGTCGGCCGGGTTGAACGGAGGGATGTTGAGCTGGTCGATCGGTAGTGGCCCGGTCTCGATATCGAAGATGATGGTCGGATTGGCTGGCATAGTTCTATTGGTTGAGATTGTTGCGCGTTTGTCCCGATGCGCGCCCCCGGTTACCCACGAGTCCCAGCAGCAACAGGCTGCCGGAAAGTTGTTAGATCGGTTTGCCGCAATGAGGGCAGACGGTCTTGGTCAATGGCTGTCTTACGGTGGGCACGCCCAGCCATTCGCAGATTTCGCGGTACGATACCCACCCGAACCCACGCACCGACCTCGGCTGCAGGTGGCCTAGGTTGTAGAGGTCCAAGGCCTCCTGCCGGCTCTTGATGGCTAGGCTTTCGAGGATGTTGAACGTCCTGGTCGAGAACGGGAATCCCCACACCCGCAGGATCTCCTCGTGCTTCTGTGCTGCCTGCTCGATCTGATTGATCCGTTGGCGGCTCAGGTTAAACCGTTTGCCGATCTCCTCCAGCGTGTAGCCTTCGGATCTGAGCTGCACCACCTCGGGCACCATGTGGGTCAGCTTCATCGTGGGTTTGCGGGTCTTCATGGCTTAGAATGGCACATCTGAAAAGTCGGGATCCTCGACCTTCTCAATCTCCTCAAGGCGCTTTGTAACCGCGGCGATCAGGGCGATGTCCTCCGGGCTCTTGCCGGGCGCCACCTTAGCCTTGGGCAACCAATGCTCGGCCAGGCCGCGCACAGCGTCAGGCGTTAGCTCGGAAAGCGGGACTCCCCTGAACTTGCCGACGTGCACCTTGATGTCCGCAATCTTAACCGGCGCCGCAGTGGCTGGCGTCACGATCTTGGTTTTGTCGTCGTCCCGAGGCGGCCTGTCCTCCAGGCGTACCCACAGGCCCGATGGCTTCAAGGCCTCCCCGCTCTTGTGGGGCATGATCAGCTTGATGTTGCTGAACGTCTTGGTGCCGTCCCGAGACTGCTCGTGGACGATCACCACGGTGGCCGGTTTGCCGATCAGGCCGTCGAGGTTGAGGCTGACGGTCTCCTCGGGGGTGAGTGCTCGGCCGTGCCAGTCCTTGAGGAACTTGGTCAGGCCGGCCTTCTCGTGCAGGCTGGCGGTCATTGGCGCCGTCA